AGAAGAATTTTTAGAAGAATTAGGACTTAAAGTAAAAAACTATTATTATTTCTCAGAAACATTTTATAATAGAGATGAAGAAAAAATAGCAAATAGTAAAATTAGACTCATTATACAACACACATTGGGTTTAAAAACAGAAGGTGATAAATTTATCGATAAAGAAATATCTCAATATGATGAGGTTTTTTATTATGATGATGAAAGAGTTGCTATTAAATTAGGTAAACAATCAAATACAATATTGAAATTTCTTTACGATAACTCAGAAAATGAAGTAAAAGAAAAAGTTAGTTCAATTTTAAAAGATAATTCTTTAAAAATCATTATTAATGAAACTACTTATAATAAAGTGAATAAGTTTGTAGGAACTACTATAGAATTGAAATTAGATAAAATAATAAAGACTTTTGAAAGTTTTAAATATAAAAATTAACTCTTTTTATCACCATCTTTATTTATCATAGCTTGTTTTATCATCTCATTTAAAGAACGATTATCCATAATAGATCCATCCTGTGAAGCCTCTCCTGATTGTAATTCCTCAGATTGTTTGATTTCAGGATTTTCAATTTCGTTATAACCTAAATCTTTTCTCAGTGTCTTATAAAATTTCTCCAATTCTGTTCTTTGACCTGATAGAAATTTTGAATTCTCTCTAATTTGACCAATTGTTTGATTTACTACCTCATGCATTCGTGCTGAATTATCACCATTATCAATCTGTCTCAATTGAGAAAGAAAATTCTTTCGTGTCATTTTTGTAAGAAAAATTGACTCAGAATAAACCATAGCATCTTCCTTCATTTTATTCTTTATGTAAGGATGTTCTTTTAATTGTGGTATATCACTTAAATACAAATCAACAAGAGATTCCAATACATCCATGGACTGTTGCGAAGAAACCGTAATATCCGAATCATAATCATAGATTTCAATTTCTCCTAAATCCGGTAAATCTTCTGGTTTTGCTAAATGTTTTGAAATGTCAAATTCACCACCTTCTGACTGAATTTGGTCAAATTCATCCTGTAATCTGTTTCTTTCTTGTTCTGATTTAGACATAGACGTGGTTTTTTACAATATATATAAAAAATATTGCCGTCTATGGCCGAAATACAAGAAAAACAAATGGTCTTCACAACCAAACTGGTTGATGAAGCAACAGATAAGATAAACGATGGTATTGTTATCAAACGATATCAAAATCCGTGGCTTAAAAGCGAAGTTGGTCTGAGAAGATCTGGTGTAACATTTAGAATGACACCAGATGAACAACAAGAATATATTAGATGTGCGTTAGATGTTCATTATTTTGTTGAAAAATACTGTAAGGTAAAAAGAGAAGATGGTTCGGTCGGTAATATATTTTTAAGAGATTACCAAAAAGAAATACTTGATAACTTTGTTAATAGTAGATTTAACATACTAATGGCCTCTCGTCAGGTAGGAAAAACAATATCTTCTGCTATTTTTATGTTACATAAAATTCTTTTTGATAATGATAAAAACATAATGATCGTAGCAAACAAAGGAGATACTGCGGTGGAGATTGTTGATAAAATTAAATCTATTTATAGTTTACTACCATTTTTTCTAAAACCAGGAATAAAGACTTGGAATCAAAAATCATTGACATTTGAAAATGGATGTCGTATTAAAACATCAGCAAGAACAAAAACACCAGCCATTGGTTTTACGATTGATGTTCTTTACTTAGATGAGTTTGCACATATTCCATCAAACATCATAGAACCATACTATACAGCGGCCTTTCCAACCACAGCAGCCGTTCAAAATTCTAAGATTATTATTACATCTACACCAAATGGTATGAATCTATTTCATAGACTACTAACAGATGCTGAAAGACCCGAAGGAGATCCACAGAAGAACAACTATAAAGCGATGAGGGTTTATTGGTATCAAGTTCCCGGTAGATTCATAACTTACATCAGATTAAACAACCACAAACTTTATGATCATGGACTTACAAAAGAAGATATTTTTGAACTTTGTAAAGAAAAATGGGGAGAGACGACAAAAGTTGAAATGGGTTGGAACTCGGACTTACAAAAAGATATTATCTATGTATTCAATAATGAAACTTGTTCGGATGAAGATGTAAAATCTATATCTATTGAAGACAATCGGGGATTTGAGGTTCCGATTAGGTCTTTATCCGAAATAACCACTTGGAAAGAAGAAGCCATTAAAGACATCGGAGGTGAAGATGCTTTTAACCAAGAATATGGTCTAAGATTTATTAATGCCTCGAAATCATTATTAAACGAGGCCATAATAGATGAGTTGTTAAAGAATAAAAAGAATTACATCTTTGAAGAAATACAAGAATTTGATAAAAGGTTAAAATTTAGTTACTCTGATTTAAAGTGGGTAGATGATGATGATATTTTTATACCAGTAAGAAGAAAAGAATATAAAATTGTAGTATCAGTCGATATTTCAGAAGGTTTAGGTCAAGACTACTCAGTAGTGAATATATTTAAAATATCAAATAAATCAAAAGACGTAATAGAAGTTCAAAAAAATAACTATAAATCATTAGTTGACTTTTTTAAATTAGAACAAATTGGACTTTTCAGAAGTAATATAATCTCAATAAAACAATTATCCGAACTACTTTATCTTCTATGCTTTGAATACTTCAATCCGGAGAATGTAAAAGTAGTATTAGAATTAAATAACTACGGAAATACTCTTTTAGCTGAAATGCCACACGTATTTGATGGTAATAATAACTATGGATCTTCTATATTTGTCAGATACAAACACAGAATAGACTCGACCGAAGAAAAAGTAGGTCTCAAAGTTGGAGAAAATAAAAATATATTAGTTAAAGATTATCAAGACCTAATGTTGTCTAAAGGATTTTCCATAAACAACGAAGATACTATTAGAGAAATCACAACATTTGTTAAACACACAACAACCGCAGGAAATATTAGATATGCTGCTGATGTTGGACATGATGATACTGTAATGACAATTGTAAACTCTACTTCAATTTTTAGTAAAAATGAATTCAAAGAAATGGTTGATGAATTTTCAACAACTCAATTAGACAAAGAATTTCTTCAATACATAAGAGAATGCATGAATAACATAGATTTTGTCGAAGGAGTCGACTATGGACAAGTCCTAAGAGTAAAAAACAATGTTAAAAACACCAACAAATTTAAAAATGGAATGATAAATGGAAATAATTGGTTTGGTAATTCTTAACAATTAACTTCCATAGTAACAGAAAGACCAGATGTTTGTAACTTTTCTTTCATAGTAGAAATAGTATCATAATCACCATACTTAACATCACACTTTCCTTTAAAGTGAACAATATGAGCGCATTGATTAGCTTGTTCAAATTCATGACCACAGAATTTCATAAGACAATTGATAACATGATCAAATGTATTGTAATCATCATTATGAAGGTCTAAACGATAAGGCTTAGACAATAATTCTTTTGCTTTACTTTGCGTCTTTTTTTTCGTAATTGTTGCCATATTAGTTATATGTTTTTTTATTGAAATGTTTTTACTGTTTTATTTACTACGTCTACAACAGAAACTATACATAATTGATTTTTAGCCCATTCTTCAAAATGTGGAAGATGGTCAGCTCTATCATCATACATAACAAAATGTCTACATCCTGTTTTTGCAATCATTTTTTCAAATAATTTTGTTTTGTATTTAAAAGTGTCTCCACCCGTATTAAGATAAATCTCATCTAATTCAAAACCATAATGTTCTAATATTTTATTCACACCATCTCTCATACCTGGAACAGTGTCTAATCTACCAGTCGCTAAAATTATATAACCCGTAGGATCCGCCTTCGCTTCTAAATATTTTTTATAAGTCCATTCGTTTTTTGGAGTATCAAATATACTCATATCTAAAGTTTCTACTTTAGACCACCAACCTCTGTAGGGCCAAGGTGTTCCTGTTTTTTCTTGCCAAATCTGCATACCTGGATCAGGTAACATTGTATGGATAAGTGTGTCATCGAAATCGAAGCAATAAAGAGTTTGATACATTGTTAGTTTTAATTTTTCACAAATATATATAAAAAATTTAATTATAGAAAATAAAAAATTATATATAAACAAAAAATTCAATCATGAAAATTGACTTAAAAACTATAGTAATTCTATTTCTTTTAGGTATTTCAATTCTATTTTTCTCAATGTGGTTTTTAAAAGGCACTGGTTACAAAAAAGAATTTGAAATACTAGAAAAAGAATTTGAAAAAGTTCAGAAATCAAGAGACTCTCTTAAACTGATTAATCAAAAATTAAAAACAGACTTTGAAAGTAGACAAAAAGAAATATCAAAAAGAGATAGTCTTATAAAAGTT